CTGGCCGCTCACAATGGTTTCTTGATCATCTTTGGCAAACGCCAGATTCTTGTTTATCAGGACGCCACTACGCCATCGACAATGCAATTGAGTGACACGGTGGGTGGCATTGGCTGTCTATCGCGTGATTCAATTCAGACCACGGGCAAGGATGTGCTGTTCCTGTCGAACTCTGGCGTCAGGTCGTTTGCTCGGACGATTGTTGAAAAGTCAGCCCCGCTTGGTGACTTATCTAAAAACGTGCGGAACGATCTGATGGACATCGTGGGCAGCGAAACGCTGGCCAATATTAAGTCGGTCTATTCCGAGAAGGAAGCCTTTTACCTTCTGACGCTTCCAACCACTAAAGAAGTTTACTGTTTTGACACACGCGGCCAGTTGCAAGACGGCGCGTTTCGCGTCACCAAGTGGGACTCCATCGAACCGACAGCGTTGTTGTCTCGGCGTAACGGCGACGTACTCATTGGCAAGAACGGCTATATCGGCAAGTACGGCACCTATCAAGATCATTCGTCGTCCTATAGGTTCATGTACTACACGAACCATGCCGACCTGGGCAATGCCAATGTCATTTCCATCCTCAAGCGCTTGAAGGTGGTCGTCATCGGCGGCACGAACCAGTACGTCACGATGAAGTGGGGCTTTGACTTCAGTACCAACTATCAGTCAAACAACGCGCTAATCCCTACTCAGGGCGTATATGAGTATGGCATAGCTGAGTACAACATTGCCGAATATTCTGACGGTGTTGCATTGCAAACGCTTTCTGTTTCGGCCAGCGGCAGCGGTAAAATCGTCCAGACTGGCTATGAGTCCAACATCAACGGCGCGGCGCTGTCGATCCAGCGTATTGAAATCCAATCGAAAGATGGGAAGATGACATGAGCAACTACGTTCAGAGCACTAATTTCGCCACCAAAGACGCGCTGCCATCTGGCGATCCGCTCAAGATCGTCAAGGGCACGGAGATCAACACCGAGTTCGCCAACATTGCGATTGCGGTTGCGACCAAGGCCGACACCACGTCTCCCACGATCACTTCGCCCACATTGGTCACACCAGCGCTTGGGACACCTACATCGGGTGTGCTGACCAATTGCACTGGTCTGCCGATGACTACAGGTGTCACAGGCACTTTGCCGATTGCAAACGGTGGCACGAATGCCACCACTGCGGCCAATGCGCGTACCAGTCTAGGACTGGCTATCGGCACGGATGTGCAGGCGTTTAGCTCAAACTTGACCGCATTTGCTGCCAAGACCGCGCCCACTGGCGACGTTGTAGGAACAACGGACACTCAGTCCTTGACCAACAAGACGCTGGGGTCTGGTTTGGTGATGGGCGTCAGCGTCATTACGTCTGGCACCGCACAAGCGACAACTTCAGGCACTAGCGCGGATTTTACCGGCATCCCTTCTTGGGTTAAACGCATCACAGTGATGCTCAGAGGCGTTAGTGTTAGTGGTATATCAAGCTTACAAATTCAAATTGGATCGGGAAGTTTTACTACCTCTGGGTATTTGTCGGCTGGCGCAAATGTTGGTAATGGTGGATCACCAGACGTTTCTAATAGCACATCAGGATTTGTTTTGTCTAGCCAAAATCTTTCTACGACTGTAATGCACGGCAATGTTGTAATTTGCAACCAGTCTGGGAATGTATGGACGTCAAGTGGTGTTTTGGGCAGAAGTGATGCAGCCGCAATTCTTTGGTCTGCTGGTAGTTTGTCTTTATCAGGGGTCCTAGACCGACTGCGCCTAACTACAGTCAATGGCACTGACACCTTTGACGCAGGTTCCGTCAACATCCTATACGAGTGATGATCACCCATTACTTCAGCGACGGTCTGTACGCCAAGGAGATGCGAGTCCCTGCTGGCGTAGCCATCCTGAAGCACACGCACGACTTCAGCCACCTGTCGATCTTGGCCAAGGGTAAGGTGGCGGTGCTGATGGGCGAAGAGATCGAGATCATCAGCGCCCCGGCGTGTTTAGAGATTAAGGCTGGTCTGACGCACGGCGTCAAGGCCATAGACGATTGTGTTTGGTTTTGTATCCACGCTACCGACGAGAAAGACCCGTCGAAAGTGGATAATGTTTTGATGGGGGTTTGATATGCCTATAACCGCAGCACTTATTGGGGGCGGCGCGTCGTTGCTTGGTGGCCTGATGGGTGGCAGTTCTGCTCGCCGCGCTGCTGAAGAACAATCCCGCGCTACGATTGAGGCGGCGCGTATTGCTGCTGAAGAGGAGCGGTTTCGGCCAGTAGGCGTTACAACGCGCTTTGGGTCGTCGCAGTTCACTACCAGTCCTGAAGGCCGCGTTACAGGCGCAGGATATGAATTGTCCCCGGAGTTAAAGGCTTATCAGGATCGTCTGATGGCCTTAACAGGCATGGGGCTGACGCAAGCCGAAGCTGGTCAAGAGATGTTCCAGCCCTTGTTCGGCGCGGGGCAAAATTTGTTTGGCTTGGGCCAGCAGTATCTTGCTCAATCGCCCGAGCAGGCCGCGCAGCAGTACATGGCTCGGCAGCAGGACTTGCTGGCCCCCAGCCGTGAGCGCCAGTTTGCCGGACTGCAAAATCGTCTTTTTCAAACAGGTCGTGGTGGTCTTGCTGTTGGTGCCACTGGTGAGCGTCCTAGTGGCGCGGCGGGCCTTGGGGCGGCGTCGCCTGAGATGGAGGCGTACTACAACGCTATTGCTCAACAAGACGCTGAGTTGGCTGCCCGTGCTCAACAAGCGGGCATGGAGCAGACTAAATTTGGCGCTGGTCTGTTTGACGTTGGGGCGGGTCTAATTGGCCGTGGCTATTCAGGCCAGGTAGGCGCTTTGGCGCCTTACGAGGCTTATCTTGGCGGCGCGAAGGGGCTTGAGTCTCTTGGACAGCAGCCGTTGGCTCTTGGCCAGGAGATTGGTGCTCAAGGCAGAAACCGCGGATCTGCACAGGCGCTACTTACTGGTGGACTTGATTCGGCGCGTGCTATGGCTGCGGCCAATGCGTACAACCCCTTTGCCTCTTTTCTAGTGGGCGCATCGCAGAACCCCGACGTGCGTAGAGGAATTGAGGCGTACCGACAGCCTTATATAAATGCAACAGAAGCCATCCGTCAATACGGCTCTGAAAATGTGTACGGATATGGCGGTGGTGGGCGCGTGCCAACAATAAGTAACCGCATCTTTGAGCTTTGATATTGTGAAAAATAGTATTGAGGGCTAATCATGGCTACAGACATCGTTGCATCTCTATTCGGCGTCACGCCGGAAATGTACCAGCAGCGTCAAATGGCGCAGGCTGATGAGCGGGCGCTGCAATACGCGCAGTTGACGCCTTTTCAACAAGCCAACTACGCCATCAGTCGTGGTGCTTATGGCCTTGCTGGCGCTCTGGGCGGTGCCTTGGGTGCTCAAGACCCGCAGTTGCAGTTGATCAGCCAGAGGAACGCTATCGCACGGCAGATTGATTACAACAACCCCGCGTCGATCATGGAAGGCCAACGCCTGTTAGCGCGTGTGGGGGACACGGTCGGCGCGCTACAGTTGGCTAACGTCGCCCGCGATCTGGAGTACAAGCAGGCGCAGACGACTCAAAGTCTGGCGGCGGCAGGCGCGTCTCGGGCGCAAGCTGCAAAAAGTCAAGCGGAAATCGATAAGATCGATCGTCAACAAAGGGCTTTTGCTCAATTGACGGGCGCAAAGCCGGCGGAGGCTGCTGCGCCGGCTGCTGTACCGGCTGCTGCTGCTGCGCCAGAAGCACAGCCTTTATATTCAATCAATGAGCAAAGTTTGGCTAATTTGCCCGGCGATGTTCAAAACTTAATTCAAATAAAACTTGAGGACGCGGCGCGTTTGCGTGCTGACACAACGGACCCACAAAGCGCAAGAGCAGCTCTCCGTCTTAGACAAGCGGAAATGCTTGAGGAGCAGGCCGCGAGGACGTTTCTTGCAAATAGACCCGACCTACGAAGACTTACTAGTGAAGAAAGCAAAGATGCTATCTCGCAACGAAAATTTAATAACCCGATTTATTACACTCTTTCGGATAGTCAGAGGGCGGCAGTTGATAAAGAATTTGACGCTGCGAGTGAAAAAGCACAGCTTGCACAAGCCAAGCAAAGTTTGGGCTTTCAATTTGCCCCTACCGCTGCTGCCACCGCCCCCGCTCCCGCTGCTGTTATCCCCGCTGCTGCCGCTGCGCCTGCCGCTGCTGCTTCAACGCGGGCTTCGATCAGCCAACAGATCGCCGCGCTAGAAAACAGGCGCAAACAGTTTTTGGCGCTTACGGAAATTCCCGACGCCAAAGCTGAAGCTGAAATACTCGGTGATCAAATCAAAGACTTGCGCGAGCAACTTAAACCAACTGAGATTGCTAAACTTGATCGCGAGATTGACCAATTCCGCGCTGAGGGCGTTCCTGATACAGATCCTCGCATCAAGACTCGTCTGGACAAGATTGCTAAACTCTCTACCCCAACTTCGGAGCGTTTTGGCACCGACCGAGAAGCTATTTCGAAGGAAAAGTTCTTTAAGCCGTTCGCAGAACTTACGCAAGCACAGGTGGCCGTTGTTAACGCAGAATTTGAAGAAAGACAAGGTAGAAAAGCCGAAAAAGGAGCGCCTAAGGTTTATCAACAGGGACAGCAGGTTGAACCAAAAGATTGGATTAAATTTGAAGAATATATTGAAAAACAACCAACTTTTAAACGGACTGCAAGCATTATTTCTGCCGCCCCCAGTGTTTTAAGAACAATTA